CAATTGCAAATTTGTATAATCAATTGTACCCCTTATGCGGTCATCTTGTACCAGATTTACCAAGCGTGATTAAACACGTGCCAACTAATACCGTTCAAAGAGGCGTTGCTATTCGTGGTAGGTGGTATTAATGATCGAGGGTATTAAAAATATATTTAAAAAATACACTCGAGAGCCTGTTAAGGTTTTAGAGACAAACAATGCTATCAGTGGTTCTGATTATAGTGCCAATCAAAGAAAACTAAGAACTGCATTTCCAACATACAATCCACAATTAAAGACACAGAACGCACAGCAGAAATACACCAAATTGCAAACAATGGCTATTGCAAGGGAAGTGGTCACGAATGAGCCATCTATGGTATCTGCATTGCGGACAATTAGAAATGCCGTAGTTGGTAATGGTTGGAGTTTATCTCTAAGTCCAATGTATGAGGCACTAGGATTAAGCTTTGAAGAGGCTTATGATTGGGTTAATATGGTAGAGGATATGTTTAATACATATGCCAATTCCCCCGATTGTCACTTTGACGCTTCAAGGCAAATGACATTCAATCAAATGATTGCTACTGGCGTTAATTCGTTGCTTGTGAATGGTGATTTGTACGGCGTTATGCGTTGGAAGAAGTCCACAAATGGATTGTATACATGTGTTAATGTGCTTGATCCTGCAAGGGTTCAAACACCAACGGCACGCATAAACGATGCAACAATCAAAAACGGAATTGAGATTGATATATACGGCGAGCCTTTAAAATATTATGTGATTAATTCTGATTTTAAGCAAGACTTCACGAGTGGCTTATTATCGGAAACCACAGAATTTAAGATGGTTAATCACAGAACACCGCTTGGCAGACCAATCATGCTTCATGCGTTTGATGTATTAGCACCAGAACAAGCAACAGGTTCAAGCGTGTTTCATTCGGGCGTATATTACTTGAAGCTCATATCAGAATATTTAAGCAATGAAAATCAACGCATGGCTTTGCAAGCAAGTATTGCGATGGTTCTTGAATCGAATGAGGATTATGATAAGATCATGGGTACGGTTATGGGTAAGGATACAAAGCCTTTACCTACACCGATTGATGGTGCTGATCCAGTTGATTATTACAATCATGTTAATGATTTTTGTGAATTAAAAAGCGATCATATTAATCATATATTCTCAAAGTTCTCTTCGGATCGTGGTTCAAAGATGATCCATTTATTACCAAATGAACAGTTGAAAATGTTGACTAAGGGTGATAATATTAATTCTATTGATGGGTTTACAAAGGTAACTAATAAATTGGTATCTGCAAGTGTTGGATCGGATTACCACGCAACATATCAAGACTATAGCGATGTTTCGTATAGTGCTTCACGCTTTTCTTTAGCACAAGCTCAATTATATTTTGACTGGATCAAAGGGGTTATTGAGAAAAAATTTGCTATGCCATTGGTTCATTGTTTCGTTGAAGAAGCAATTGATAAAGGAATAATCCCCCTGCCTCGTGGCGTGAGTAATTTTCAATTAGCGAAAGATTTCTTGCTCAATGGACGATTTATAAGTGCAGGGAAGCCAGTTATTGATCCATTAAAAGAGGCAAAAGCTGAAACCGAATCCATCAACAATGGCACAATGTCAAAAGAAGATATTTGTTCACGCCGTGGCGTAAGATATGCAGACGTTGCCAAGACTAGAGCAATGGAAATAAAGATGGAAAAGAAACTAGGTATTTACATTGAGCCTAAAAATTCCGAAAGCACAGTAGGTGAAAGCTTGGGTGATAGTGATGCTTAGTAACAAGGCATGGTTTATTGATAGTCCAGAAACATTAAAAGCTATTCACGCCGTAAATGCAAAGAAATATTATATAGACGAAATTAAAGAATTTTATACACCAAGGGAAACATACAGCAAAAATGATGGTTATTCTGTCGTGAGTATTTACACTCCAATGATTAACAAAACAGATGTGTATAGTGCATATAATGGATTGCGTTCTTATGAGGACATAGCAGATGATATATTTATGGCGGTTGATGACAGCAACGATATAATCATACTAGATATGGATTCTGGTGGTGGTATGGTAAGTGGAATATCACAAGTGATAGAAGCGATCCAGACTGCCAAAAATACAAAGAAAGTCTATGCTTTTGTATCTGGTATATGTGCAAGTGCTTGTTATTGGCTAGCTTCACAATGCGATAAAATCATCATGGATAGCACGGCACAGGTTGGCTCTATTGGTGCGATGATTGCAGGATACGCTTTTGACTTGGAAAGCATGGGAATTAAAGAATACAGATTTGTTTCAGACGTGTCACCAAATAAAAACCCTGAAATAGGGTCTGATAAATTTAATGACGATATGCAAGAAACTGTAAATGTCGCAGGGCGGTTATTTGTAGAAGCGGTTGCAAATGGACGTAATACGACATTTGAAAAAGTTGTTAGTGACTTTGGCGGTGGGAAAATGTTTTTTTCCGCAGAAGCTATAAGTCGTGGCATGGCTGACTCGGTTGGCACAATCAAAACACTTATGAACGAGGTAAAAATGAGTGAGAAAAAAGATACCGTGACGGCTGATAAGCCAGCGGTTGACATTAATGCTATTAAGCAACAAGCTATAGCAGAAGAGCGTGCAAGGATTAACGCAATCCAATCACATAGCAATGCAAAGGCACAAGAAAAATTAGCAAGCCTATGTATTGAGCAGGGCATGACAGCGGAGCAAGCTAAAAGTATTCTTGATGCTGTGGTTGTTCAAGAAAAAACAGAAGCTACCATTGAAAAGCCTAAAAGTGTTTTAGATGCTTTGATGACCAATGCAGAAAACAACCCAGAAATTAAAAATGTAAATGCAGATTTAGGTCAACAAAAACCTGTTTCCGCATTCGCTAATCCCCTTGATATTCTTAAAAAAGCAGGAATTACGAAATGACAGCATCATATACCGTAACAAATTTAACAATTAATTTGCCATTTGTTGTAGGGAATTTTAAAACAAATTCTTACACAATTTTAACTAATAACAATATCCCTGCTGGTACGCCTGTGGGTATGGTAACAGCTTCTGGAAAGCTGATTGCTTCCGCTTCTGACGCTTCTGACGGATCACAAAACCCTATTGGCATTACACCGATTGCAATTAACACAACATCAACAGGTTATAACGCTGATACGGTAGCTGATATTATTGTTGAAGCAGACCTTATTGATTATTCTCTTCTTAATGTCACTGGTCTTACATGGACAAAAGATACATTGCGTAATGCTTTTGCTACTCGCAACATTCACATCAAAACACTTCTATCAAGCAAGGGATCTGATTAATGACTATCGATTTTATTCAAACTTATGAATTGGCTGGTCTTGTTGATGCAATGCCTCGACAAGAGCTTTTTTTAAAGAAAGCTTTTTTCAACAATGAAATTGTTACCAATAAATCCAAAATTATTTTAGATGAAGTTATTGGAATTAATGATTTTGCTGCACGTTATGTAGAGCCAAAACAAACACCTTCACCAAGAAAAAGAAACGCTAATAAGGTTCGTGAAATTGAGCCTGCTTACGTTCAAGAGTCCATAGTTATTATGGCAGGTGAACTTAAAGATAGAACATCTGGCGAGGGCTTGGGTGGTACATTAACACCAGACAGCAGATTGACACAGCTTATTGCACAAGAACTCAAGAAGCTTTTGGATTCGATTGATACACGCTTGGAAATTATGGCGTGCGATTCTTTGTTGAATGCAGGATACACCATATCAGGCGAACAATACGAGAGAGCGGTCATTAGCTTTGGACGTAGTGCATCTTTGAAGCCAACTGCTTTAAGTGGCAATGATCGTTGGTGGATTAATGGCAGTAGTGCTGTGGGTTCAACAGCAAAGCCATTGCAGAACTTACAATCACTTATCGAATTGCAGTATACTGTTGGCAGAACAAAGACTACCGATGTTATTTTGGGTGCTAATGCAAGACGTGGATTTATGAACTCCCCAGATGTAAAAGCTACAATTCTTGATAATAACTTTAGAACATCAACAACAAAATTATCTCTTGATCCTGCGTTGTATGTTGGTCTGGATTTAATCACTATCCTAGAAAGTGGTATTCGTGTTTGGTCTTATTCCAATACTTACACCAATGATAGCGGAACAGCCGTAGAAATGTTTGACCCAAACTCAATTGGTTTGGTTGATGCATTAAATTATGGCGGAAGTGTTGTTTATGGCTTAATTGAAAACATAGAGGTGTTAGAGGCTATGCGAGTATACTCAAAGGTAAACATACTTGATAAGGGAAAAGGTATTGAGATTATCACGGAGTCTGCACCTTTAATATTCCCCAAAAGAACAAACGCTTCTGCATCTTGGGTAGTGTGTTCTTAATGAAAGAGGAAACAATGATTAATGATGTTAAAAAAACTAAAACACAAGAACATTATCTTGTGTTAGAT